TCATACGCTGCTGCCTCCTTTCGTTCCGTCCAGTCCCTCGCGCAGGGCGCAGAGATAGGGGCTGGCGTCAAGATCCACACGCTTGCCGCCGGTGAGACGGAGCGTGATGTATTTGTCGTGGCGCTCGACGGTCACGAGCCCGCGCTCGGCAAAGACCGCGAGACACATGACCGTGCGCGGAAAGCTCTCCGCGCCAAGGGTCTCGGCGGAGAGCCGCCGCAGGAAGGGCAGCTCCGGAGAGGTGAGCGTTCCGTCCACCTCGCGCTCGAGCGCACGCCAGACGCGCACGAACTGCTCGCGCGAGGGCAGGAGCTTCGCGGCGTCCTTCGCGCTCACGCCGCCGCCGCGGATCAGCGTGCGGCACAGCTCAAGCTGCTCGGCCTCGCGGGCGCCGGGGTCGTGCGCGCTGCGCAGATCGACGAGCTGGAGCTGCAGGGAGCGGCTCCCGCGGAACTCATTGACCTGAAGGTAGAAGGCGGCGTCCACGCGCTCGCCGACGGTCAGGCCGCATTCCGCGGGGGTGACGGAGAAGAAGATGCCGTCGAAGCTCGTGTGGCCCTTCTGGAGCCGGAGCTTGAGATGCTTGTTCTGTCCTACGCTCTGCATGGACTCCAGCCGCGCGCCGCGCAGGCAGAAAACAGGGCGGTTGTTGCCCGCGCCGTAGGGCTCGAGACGGGAAAGCTCCTCGACCTCCTGAAGCGTGATGAGGCTCGGGCGGGTGAGGGCGGCGTCGATCTCCAGCGAGGAGACGGGGGCCGAGTCGCCGCAGTGGGTGCGGACGTATTGATTGATGCGCTTGCGGAAGGCGGGGATATTCTCCTCCTTGATGGTGAAGCCCGCGGCGAGCTCGTGCCCGCCGAAGCCGACGAGCAGGTCGCTGCACGCTTCGAGCGCGGCAAAGAGGTTGAAGCCGCCGTAGCTGCGGCAGGAGCCCTTGCCCATGCCGCCGGCGAGGTGGATCATGAAGCTGGGGCAGGAGAATTTTTCGGAAAGACGCGAGGCGACGATGCCGACCACGCCCTGATGCCATTCCTCGCTCGAGAGCACGAGCGCGTTGCGCTCGGTGGGGGCGAGTGTGTCCATCTGCTCGATGGCGCAGCGGAAGATATCCTGCTCGACGCTCTGGCGCTCGCGGTTGAGGTCGCACAGCTCGCGGGCGAGCCGCTCCGCCTTGGCGGGGTCCTGCGTGAGCAGGAGCTCGGCGGCCAGCTCCGCGCGGCCCATGCGTCCGGCGGCGTTGATGCGGGGGGCGAGGACGAAGCCGATCTGCACGGAGGAGACCGGACGTCCGGTCAGGCCGGCCTCGCGCAGCAGCGCGTGAAGGCCCGTGAAGTCGCTGCGGTCGATGCCCTCAAGGCCGCATTGGACGATGGTGCGGTTCTCGCCCTCCATGCGCATGACGTCGGCAATGGTGCCGATGGCGGCCAGGGTGCAGTAGCGGGAGAAAAGCGCGTCTTCGCGCTCGGCGCCGCCGAGGGCGAGGACCAGCTCGAGCGCGACGCCGACGCCGGCAAGATGCTTGAACGGGAAGCCGCAGTCCGGGCGGTGGGGGTCGACCACGGCGCAGGCGGCGGGCAGCTCGTCCTTACATTCGTGGTGGTCGGTGATGACGAGGTCGACGCCGAGGGTGGCGGCAAAGGCGGTCTCCTCCACGCCGGTGATGCCGCAGTCCACGGTGACGATGAGCGTGACGCCCTGCTCGGCAAGGGCGCGGATCGCGTCGCAGCCGAGGCCGTAGCCCTCCTCAATGCGGCGGGGAATGTGCATGAGCACCGCCGCCCCGCGGGAGCGGAGATAATCGGTCAGAAGGCAGGTGGAGGTGATGCCGTCCACGTCGTAATCGCCGAACACGGCGATGGTCTCGCCGCCGGCAAGCGCACGGTCGATGCGCGCCACGGCCTTGTCCATGTCGCGCATGAGGAAGGGGGAGTAGACCAGCGAGCGTTCGCGGTCGAGATGCGCGGCGGCCTGCTCGGGCGTGACGACACCGCGCGAGGCCAGTACGGTCGATACCAGATAGGGATAGCCTGCGTCCATCAGAGCTTCGACCGCGGCGTCATCCGTTTCCGGGATGAGCCAGCGTTCGTATTTCATGCAGAGACCTCCGATCTGTACGGCAAAGGTGCCGCGGATACTAATTCAATCTAATATTATAGCAAAGATGCGCGGAAAGGTAAAGAGAAAATATAAGGCGCGTCCTGCCGCATTTTTTGATTTTTTACGAGAAAGCTATTGACAAACGGACCTTCTCCCTGTTATACTGTCCCTTGTCCTGTCGGGCAGAATATGGCGGCATAGCTCAGTTGGCCAGAGCATTCGGTTCATACCCGAAGTGTCCCCGGTTCGAATCCAGGTGCCGCTACCAAAGAGCACGGGATGCGAGAGCGTCCCGTGCGTTATATGGCCCGTTGGTCAAGTGGTTAAGACACGGCCCTTTCACGGCTGTAACATGGGTTCGAATCCCGTACGGGTCACCATTTGCGGGCTTAGCTCAGCTGGTTAGAGCGCATGCTTCACACGCATGAGGTCACTGGTTCGAGTCCAGTAGTCCGCACCAAAGAAAAGCCTTGAAACTCAACGGTTTCAAGGCTTTTTATTTTTTCAAGTACACATAAAAGTACACACTTGAAATTTATCTGAGAGAAAAAAATCGGCTATGCCTGCTTCTTGATGATGCTCTCGAAGGCGGCGTGCGTATAGCTCGCGGCCTTTTCCATATCGCCGGCAAGCTGATGACCGTACACGCCTTCCGTGTCCATATCCCTGCTGTGGCCGACCACCATTTTCTTCAGGCCGATGGGCATTTCTTTATTGATCGAGACGTAGGTATGTCGCAGCTCGTAGAGTGACGTTGGAGGGATATTGTTCGCCCCGCAGTATCGCTTCCACGCACGATAGAAATTCTTATAGTTCAGCTGCCCGCCGTCCGGTTCAGGGAAAAGGTATGGCGACACGATCCCTACGGCGTGCAGCATAGCACGCTGCGCTTTGATCTCCCCCAGCGCGTATTCCTCTAGAGCAAATGTGCGGCGAGCGTTATTGTTCTTCCCCTGGGTGACCTCGTTGTGGACATTGACAGAGCGGCGGATCACCACCTTCAGATCGGTGATGTCAGTTCGATCCTCGAGGCCGCGAAGCTCCCCTGGGCGAAGACCGGTAAGGACAGCGAAGCGGTAGGCGTGGATATACCAGTCCTCGTCCGGCTTGTTCCGCCAGATCGTCATGTTCGAGAAAAATAGCTTTTTCAGATCTTCTGGCTGCACAATCTTCTTTTCCGGCTTTTTGGCTCCGGCCGGAATGGTGATGCCCTCCGGGTGCATCGTGGTCTTCTTCCGCATTCGGCACCACTTTAACCAATTCGTCAGGCAGCCGCGCACATCACGGAGGGTCTTATCGGAAAGATGATTTTGGGAATAGGCCATGTCGATCACGGCTTGAAGGTCGCCCTCTGTGAGTTTGTTCATGCGGATCATACCGATGACAGGGCGAATGTAGAGACGCACGAATCCCTCGTACTGGGAGGAGTGCGTCTTGCTTTTGGTCTCTTTCAGATAATCAACATACTGTGTCAGGAGAGCATCGACGCGCGTTCGCTCCGCAGATGTGTGATCGTCCAGCCATCTTTCCGCCTTTCGCTCGGCATCTGCCTTCCCGCGCCGCCCCGGCATGGAGCTGGTAAAGGTTTTGCGCACACCCTCGGCCTGCACGTTGATCTGCCAGCGGCTGCGGCTTTCGATCCACGCCGCCTCGCTTTTTCTTTCTGCCATAAAAAACTCCTTTCATCTTGCCAACCGCGCCCTCTCGTGGTAAAATGAAAGGGCGCGGATAGGCCTGTATCTTTTATGATTGCGGCTATTTCTTCTTTCGTGGTTGTTAGGGGATATGTTTGCGCATTGCCGTCCTCGGTGCTGGTAACACCGGGGGCGGCTTTTTATTTCCGAAAGTCTACATAGATTATCCGGCATTGTGGCTGAACACGCAAAAATCCGCGTCCTCTTGCATGTAGGGGCGAAGGGCAGTATCTACGATATCGCGGATCGGCTGCTCCGCCTTCAGATAGGCGTGTACGACAAGCATGATCTGCTCGGCCTGTCGGGCGTCAAGGCAATCGACGGAGCGGATGATCGCTGTCAGGGGGGGAGCGACATAGCGGTCCACCGCTTTGTAGTACAGCACAGAGAGCTTTTTATTATCATCGCAGATATAGGTGCTCAGCGTGGAGTGCTCCGTGCCGAAGAGGCGACGGATCTCGTCCAGAGCGGCGGGACGGCCGGTTTTGTTTTCTTCGACGATGGCAGCCATAAGATCGGCATACTTATTTTTTATGTTAGTTCGTCCATATAGATAGTCGATATCAACATTAAAATAGTCGGCAATGGCTTCTGTGGTCTCTAATCCGGGTTCACGCTCTCCTCGCTCGTACATATTGATGCTACTTTTTGAAACGCACTTGAGCTGATTAGCGAGTTCCTGCTGCGAAAGACTTGCCTCCTTACGGAGAAGTTTTAGGCGCTGTGCAAACATCGTCATGTTGTTTTCCCCCTGAAAGTTCATTGAAAATATTATACACGGAATGTGCACTTTGGCAACAGAAAAAGTGCACAAATTGTGCCTACACATTTTGTGCACTTTTTGTGCTTGTAAAATGTTGACATCATGGCGGCTTCAGAGTAGAATCAGAATTAAGCACGGATAGTGCACGAGAAAGGACGTGATAAAATGGACTTTGGAAAAATCCTTAGAGATCTGCGCGGAGAGAAAACGCAAGAGGAAATTGCGAAAGCAGTTGGTATCACTAAATCTTCGTGGGCGATGTATGAACGCGGAGAAAGAATTCCAAGAGATGAAGTAAAAATCCAGATTGCGCAGTATTTTGGCAAAACTGTGCAGGAAGTTTTTTTTACCCTAAACGAGCACTAATAGTGCTCAACAGAAAGGAGGGGAGATGCCTATGAAGCGATTTTGGAAAGAGTATTGGCGGCCCATCGTAGTATCTGCGGTAGCTTCGGCAGTATGTAATTGGCTATTGCTGAGGTGACAAAGGACACGATGATAGGAATCCATGCATTTTTAAGCCAGAGGTCCTTGCGGGCGGAGTGCTTTGCAGCCAGATAGTTCTCCAACACCTGCGTCCCATATTCGGTCAGCTCATATATTCCGAGACCTTTAACATGGAATATCCCATTGATCACCGTTTCCTCGGTTTGCTCATGCAGAAAACAGGTATTTTCTATCGGTACCGAGAAACCGGATGTGATGTACTTGACCTCGGGGGTCGACATCTTTTTTAGGCGATACTCGATGGCCGTATCTGGAAACTTCTTCTTTATTGCCGCTGTATCGGCCGTTCCACGGCTGTCAATGAACTGCAAGATTTTAGCGTCAATCTCTGTTAAATCGTACATTGCTTCGCACCTCCTCTGCCCAGTTTACCACGGCGGTGCAGGAAGGGCAATATCCCCTAACAACCACGAAAGGAGATCATCATGACACCTACCGAAAAACTGCTCGCTGAGCAGGAGAAGATCGTCGCTGAGCGCGGCTACTACATACGCCCCGTTCGTATGGCGAATCTGATGAAAGCGGCTTCAAGGATCTTCGATATCCTCACAAAAGCCGATACCGCAATCAGCTATGAAGAATGCCGCATTGTTCTGGAGATTGTAAGGCGAGCCATTGACGCTGCGGCACCGGAGAAGAAGGAGCCGTAGCTATGAGAATTCCTCTTTACGGCCGCTTGGCTTCCAGACTACGCGAGCTTGGCCTGTCGCAGAGCGACCTGGCTTATGCGCTGGGCCTGTCGCCGACGGCCATAAGCCTGCGGATGTCCGGCAAAATAGCATGGGATATCCGCGAAATGTATCGGACATTAGAAGTTTGCCGGGCTAAGCCGGATGAGCTTCATCTATATTTCCCAGATCCAAACCGAAAGCGAGGTGCTACCGCATGAGCCGAAATACCCGTGACACCATCTGCGCCACCATCGGTCTGGTCATCGTCATTCTGCTGCTGACCACCGTGGCCGCGCTGGATGAGCCGGTCGTGCCGGATACACCGCCCACTGCACCGCCGGCCGTGGAGGACAAGCTGCCTGGCGAGGATGTGCCCGCTTCCGGCTGTGCGTATCTCACCGCCGAGCCGCTCGGTCTGTTTGAGCTGACGGCCTATTGCCCGTGCTCGGCCTGCTGCGGTAAGAACGACGGCATCACGGCCACCGGCACGGTGGCCACCGAAGGCCGCACCGTTGCGGTCGATCCGAACGTTATTCCCTACGGCACGACCATCGAGGTCATTTATCCTGATGGCAGCCGTGCCCGGTACGTCGCCGAGGACTGCGGCGGCGCCATCAAAGCCCAGCGCCTGGATGTGTTCTTTGCGGATCATCAGACCGCGCGCGAGTACGGCGTCCGGACGGCCTATGTCTTTCTTGTCCAGGAAGGAGGCGGCAATGAATAAGGATTGCAAAGTTTCAATCGAGCGCGATGCAAATGGCAGCCTCAGTGTACTGCTGACCGGGCACAAAGACGACATAAGGATGCTTTGGACTATGCTCAGCGTCAGCGTTGCCAAAGCGACCAAGACCCCGCTTCCTGTGCTGTGCGCGGTCTGTTCCGCCGCTGGTCCGGCTATTGAGGATCTGATGGCGAAAGAGAACGGTATCACCGTTGACATGAGCGCCCTCGGCAGATTCGCAAAGGGAGGAGACGTGTCATGAGCAAAAGATCCATAGTGCTGAAAAGCAGAAAGTATTCCGATAAGTGCATTGGAATGGTCCGGCTGACGCCGCAGGCCGAGAAGGTCGTTCGGAGTCTGCGAGAAAAGACAGATCTGTCTATCTGCCAGATCGTGTCTGAGATCATCGTTCAGGCCGAGGACTTCATTGATATCGTCGGCCCCGATGAGAGCTGATCCGCCGCGGAATATCTGTGGCACCTGAATAAACCGCTTCCGCCTTCTGCCGGGCGCGTTCCCGGCGCGCTCGAATAGTCTCCTTCACGGCCGGATTCCGCAGTGTGACCCTCTCCGCTGCGGCGTCCGGCAGAGGGCGGAGAAAAGGAGGCTTTTATGCCCTACTACCGCACCTGCCCCGACTGCGGGGCTCATCTCGACCCATGTGAAACCTGTGACTGTCAAAATGCCGAAAAGGAGGACCCCCAAGATGCTTGAAATCAAAGTCACTGTCAACTGCCCTGAGCTCGCCGAGCTCGCCGACGCCATCCGCGGTCGCTGCGCTGCGCCGGGCGCACCTGCTGCCCCTGCAGCACCTACTGCTCTCACCCCGCCTCCCGCCGCCCCTGTTGTTCCTGTTGTTCCTGTAACGCCTGCCTCTGCTCCCGTCACAACGCCCGCGCCTGTCTCTGCCCCCACAATGCCTGTGCCGACCGACCCTGTCTCCGCTCCTGCCGCCCCGGTTGCGACCCCTGCGCCCACCGCTGCGCCAAGCTATACGTCGGAGCAACTCGCAAAGGTTGGCGCCGATCTCGTGCAGGCCGGCAAGATGCCTCAGCTTCTTGCGCTTCTGGCGCAGTATGGCGTGCAGGCAGTGACACAGCTTCCACCCGAGCAGTATGGGCCGTTCGCCCTTGCACTCCGCGGTCTTGGAGGTAACATCTGATGCCGCCCGCCGAATATCATGCCACGCTCGGCCCTTCGGCCGCAAAGCGTTGGATCAACTGCCCCGCGTCCGTGTCTCTGGGCGCGGGGGTAGAGAAGACCACCAGCAAGTACGCCGAAGCCGGACGCACGGCGCATGAGCTCGCAGAGCTCAAAGCCCGCAAGCGCTTCACGCCCATGAATAAGCGTACTTATACCTCGCAGCTCAAAAAGATCCAGGCAGGCGAGTTCTACGCTTCCGAGATGGAGGGCTACACAGATCTCTATGTTGAGGTGCTGGAGCAACACGCGATGTCCTTCGCGGCTCCTCCGTTCATCGCACTAGAGACGGCGGTACCCATCGGAGCTTACACCAGCGAGCTGAAGCCGGACGGCTCACCAGCCACTGGTACAGCCGACTGCATCCAGATCGGCGGAGACACATTGTGGATCACCGACTATAAGAACGGCTCCGGTGTTCCGGTCGACGCAGACCACAATCCGCAGATGCAGCTATATGCGCTCGGTGCGCTTCAGCTCTACGCCCCGGTGTACGGAGATATGATCCGAACTGTTCGCATGACCATCGTGCAACCGGCGCTCAAGAGTGTTTCAGACTTTGAGATCGGCCGCGCAGAGCTGGAAGCGTGGGGGCGTGAGGTAGTGATACCTGCTGCAGCACGCGCGACGTCGGCAGACCCCGGCGCACCCTGCCCCGGCGAATGGTGCCGGTTCTGCCCCGTGGAGCATACCTGCCGAGCCCGTGCTGAGAAAAACCTCGCGCTGGAAGCTTTCGGCTTTGCGCAGCCGGCGAATGGGGAACAGGTCGTTGCCGGCGACACCCGCCTTCTGACGGACGCAGAGATCAGCGATATCCTCCGCCGCGGCGCTGACCTTCTCGCCTGGTATAGCGGCCTCAAGGACTACGCGCTGCAGGCCTGTCTCGATGGCAGAGAGATCACCGGCTTTAAGGCTGTCGAGGGGCGCGGCTCCCGTGAGTGGGACGACCTCGATGCTGCGTTCCGCGACCTGCAAGCCCGCGGTATCGCCGAAGCGCTGCTGTGGGAGCGAAAGCCTGCTACGGTCGCCGGTCTCGAAAAGGCGATCGGCAAGGCGAGCTTTGCCCAGCTCGCGGGTGACCACGTTCGTAAAGCGCCGGGCAAGCCTACATTGGTCGAGGCGTCGGATAAGCGCCCGCCATACAACGCCGCGCAGATCGCTTTCGGGGTGGTATCGGATGGAACGTGATTTTATCCGTATCCGCATCGACGACTACGCAGCCGACATCAATCTGAGCACGATACACACCTTGCCGCGGAGCAGCTTCCGCCGCATCGTCCGAATGCTTGTGGACTCTCGCAACTTAATGCGTGAGGACGTCGATACTCTCGGCGGATATCTGCAGGAAGAAATATCACGCCGAAAGGAGAAATGGGACGAGGTATCTCGGATCTACGTCAACGAGTGGAAACTCGTTCCCAGATCGGAGATGCGCAAGAAGAAATGTCGCGAAATCTTAGAGCATAACCGCAAGCTGAAATCCGATGTCAAGCAGGCGAAAGCTATGCACGACAAGTACCAAGCGTTGTTGGCCATCTTTATCACGATGACCGCAGACTATTTTGAAAGGAAGGCATCATTATGAATAACAAGACCATCACTATCGGCGAAGTCCGCCTTAGCTACTGCAATCTTTTTGTCCCCAAGCCGCCCTTTAATAACCCCGCGGGAGAACCGAAGTTCTCCACGACCATTCTCGTTCCAAAAAGCAATCTTCAGGCAAAGGCGGCCATTGACGCAGCAATCAACGCCGCGATTGAAGAAGGTGTAGGCAAGTGCTGGAAGGGTGTTCGTCCACCTGTTCCTGCGATTTGTGTTCACGACGGCGATGGCGCCCGTCCGAGTGACGGTTCCCCCTTCGGCGAGGAGTGCAAGGGCTGCTGGGTGTTCACCGCAAGCTGCAAGTCTGAGCGTGCGCCGTTCGTTGTGGACGGCAACGTGCAGCCAATCATCCAGCAATCGGAGATCTACTCCGGCGTGTACGGCAACGTTAGTGTCTCTTTCTTTGCTTATGAAAACAGCGGCAAGAAGGGAATCGGCTGTGGCCTGAACGGCTTCCAGAAGACCCGCGACGGTGAGCCTCTTGGCAGCTCAATCAGCGCTGCTGAGGCATTTGGCGCCGTTGCTCCCGCCGCCCCTGCGTATCCGCAGCAGGCCGCGCCTGCTTACCCCAGCTACGCACCTCAAACGGCGCCTGCAGCTCCCGCGTATCCGCAGCAGGCAGCCCCGGTATATCCTGGCTACCCGCCTCAGACAGCTGCCCCCGGCTATCCCGCACCGCAGCAGTACCCCGTTGATCCCATCACCGGACAGCCCATGCCGACCGGCATGCCCGTCATGGGTGTCTGATTTGAGGGGGCCATTTGGCCCCCTCCATCAAGGAGGACGCCATGCATCATCTTTCTATTGATATTGAGACTTACAGTCCGGAGCCGATCGCAAAGACCGGACTGTACAAATACGCGCAGCACCCTGACTTCAAGATCCTGCTTTTCGGTTACTCCCTCGACGGGGAGCCGCCAATCGTGATCGACATGACGCAGCCGGGCGCTGCGCTTGATTATCAGCTCGTGCAGATGCTGCTCGATCCAAATGTACAGAAGCACGCCTATAACGCTGCCTTTGAATGGTACTGCATCAGTCGGCACTTTAAGGCGGGTGACCAATGGACGGCATCCTGGCTTCCACAATGGCGGTGCACGATGCTGCAGGGGCAATACTGCGGATACCCCGCCGGACTGGACACCGTCGGCAAAGCGCTCGGCCTGCCCACAGACAAGCAGAAGCTCACAACCGGCAAAGCGTTGATCAAGTATTTCTGTACGCCCTGTAAGCCGACCAAAGCCAATGGCGGCCGGACGAGAAACCTGCCGCAGCACGATCCAGCGAAGTGGGAGCTGTTCATCGACTACAACCGCCAGGATGTGGTTACAGAAATGGAGGTCGCCCGACGGTTCGCTTCTTTCCCAGTTCCGGATGCGGTGCAGAAGCAGTGGGAGCTCGACCAGCTTATCAATCTGCGCGGCGTCGCTGTGGATCTTCCGTTGGTAGATGGTGCGTTGTGGTGCGGACAGCAGGCCCGTGATGAGGCCATCGCGGAGGCGACACAGATATCCGGCCTCGATAATCCGAATAGTGTTGCACAGCTGACCGAATGGCTGCAGCGCGAGACCGGCGAAGAGCTGGGCGACCTGCGCAAGGATACTGTCAAGGATCTTCTTGACCGTGGTGTATCCAGCGAGGCAGCCACAAGGATGCTTCAGATTCGCCAGGAGCTCGGCAAGACTTCTACTAAGAAATATGACGCCATCGAGACCTGCGTGTGCGCAGATGGCCGTGTGCGCGGCCTGTTGGCCTTTTATGGAGCCAACCGTACTGGACGCGAAGCTGGGCGCCTTGTGCAGGTGCAGAACCTTCCGCATGATACCGTATCGCCGGAGAGCTTTGCCCGTGAGCTCGTCAAAGCGCATCAGCTCGACGCCCTGCGTGTGGTCTACGGAAGCGTACCCGTCACGCTCGCAGCGTTGATCCGCACGAGCCTTGTCGCCGGCGAGGGGAAGGTGTTCATCGACGCCGACTTCAGCGCGATCGAGGCCCGCGTGATCGCGTGGCTCGCACAGGAGAGCTGGGTGTTGGATGTCTTTCGAACACACGGCAAGATCTACGAGGCGACGGCGTCGCAGATGTTCGGTATCCCGATGGATCGCATCAAGAAAGGCAACCCCGAGTACGCCTACCGCGCGAAGGGCAAGGTGGCCACACTGGCGCTCGGTTATCAGGGCGGCCCCGGCGCGCTGATCAACATGGGCGCACTTCGCAGCGGCCTGACCGAGGATGAGCTGCCGGATATCGTCAAGCGGTGGCGCAGAGCCAATCCCGCTATCGTGCAATTTTGGTATGAGATCGAACAAGCTGCGCAGGCTGCGGTCGCAACCGGAGCAACGACGCAGGTCGGGCCGGTCACGATCAGCCGCGAACTCGACGTCATCAACGGGCTTGATTTTATGACTGTACTGCTGCCCGCGGGACGGAAGCTCTACTATGCGCAGCCGCATATCGGCTCTAATCGCTTCGGCTCGGAATCGCTGTGCTACCACGGAATGAACCAGACTACAAAGAAGTGGGCGACTGTAGAGACCTACGGCGGTAAACTCGTCGAGAACATCACGCAGGCGGTTGCCCGCGACTGCCTTTTCTTCGCTATGGAAAACCTGGAAGCTGCCGGCTATCACATTGTCTTCGATGTGCACGATGAGGTCATTATTGAAGCACCGGATACCGGCAATCATGACGAGCTGCTTGCTGGCGTCGTGCGGATCATGTCACAGCCTATTCCGTGGGCCCCGGGCCTGCCGCTCAATGCAGACGGCTGGGTAGGCGGCTATTACAAGAAGGATTGAGTTATGGAGAAGTGCCGAGACTGGACAACAGAGGAAGATTGTTATATCCGCAACCATTGGAAGTGTCAGAATGACGCTGAAATGGCTGCAGCGCTTAATCGATCTGAAACCGCTACCAGCGCCAGGCGCAAGGAACTCCATTGCTCCAAGCAGAGACCGTGGACGCAAGAAGAGACCGAATACCTGCAGGAAAAGTGGGGGGCTGTATCGGTTCCGGATATCGCAAAGAACCTGAACCGCACAAATTGTGCGATTGTCGTTAGAGCACAGAGACTTGGGCTCGGTGCACTACTTGAAGCGGGCGATTATGTGACTCTCAATCAGGTGCTTCTGGCGCTGACTAACGGAGCCAAAACGTACAGATATAAGATGCAGAGCTGGGTAAAAAATCGCGGCCTTCCCGTACATACCAAGCGCGTCAATAAGTGCGTCTGGCGCGTGGTCTATCTCGAAGAGTTTTGGGCGTGGGCGGAGCAGCACCGCAGCTTCATCGACTTCTCAAAAATGGAGCCGCTGGCTCTCGGCAAAGAGCCTGCATGGGTTGCCGATCAGCGTCGCAAGGACTATCGGGCCTTCTCGCTGCAGCGTAAGGACCCGTGGACGTCAGCAGAGGACGATCGCTTAAAGAGACTCCTGCAGCAGCACAAATACGGCTATGCTGAGCTCGCTGAGATCCTCAACCGCTCAGAGGGGGCAATCGCTCGCCGGTGCCGGGATCTCGGCCTGAAAGAGCGGCCGGTACGAGCGGACAACCACAGCAAGGAAAGCACGTGGTCCGATGCGGATTATCGGGCTATTGCTGAAGGTATCCGACACGGGGATAGCTACCCACTTATTGGCAGAGCTGTAGGCAGATCTGAAAAAGCAGTTCGCGGGAAAGTCTACTTCACCTATTTGACTGAAGATGCTGATAAAGTCCGCGCCATGATGCAGGACGGGCCGTGGGGATTTGGAGCTCCAGAGCCGACTGTGAGGCAGGGATTCAGTCTGTCAAGAACACGGACTGAAGTACGCAGGAATCTTTCGATATTATCTTGCGCCGCTGTCCACCGAGCAGATCGGTATTTTCAACGTGACCTTCGAGCCGGGCTGCCGGAACAACTGGCATATCCACCACGCCGCGCAGGGCGGCGGGCAGATCCTTGTCTGCGTGGCCGGTCGCGGCTACTATCAGGAGGACGGAAAGCCGGCGCGGGAGCTGCATCCGGGCGATGTTGTGAACATTCCCGCGGGCGTCAAGCATTGGCACGGCGCTGCGCCGGACAGCTGGTTCTCCCATCTGGCGGTGGAGGTGCCGGGTGAAAATACCTCCAACGAGTGGCTGAAGCCGGTATCGGACGAGGTCTACGGCAAGCTGCGCTGAACACAATTTACAGAAGAAAACGTCCGCAGAGCGTAAGCTCTGCGGACGTTTCGCTTAGCCGGATAGCTCCCGGATCTCATCCTGAATGAGGCGGCCCGCCGCGGCGGCAAGCTGGTCGATGCGCCGGATGCGCGCGAGGTCGCGGCCATAGATGGCGTTCGCCGCCGGAACGCTGGTGTTCTCGCCCATGAACACCGCGGCGACGCGGATGCCCTGCGCGCGCAGGGTGCGGACCTCGGCGGCGGTGTCGTCGATGCCGGGCTGCCCGTCGTAATCGCGGCTGAGCGGAATTTTGCCGCTCGGGAGAATTTTGTGGCTGTCGTTCGGACTGGCGTCGGTGAGCAGAATGAGCAGGTGCTTGTCCGCGGGAGCCGATTTCATCAGCTCGCCCATACCGCGCAGAGCCAGACCGTCGCGGTTCCAGCCCGCGGCAAAGTAGTCGAACACGCGATGCTCGCCGTT